TTTTTTATCCACAAATGTCATGTAGATATAAGTGATGCATATCATATTTATCTAAATACTTTTTAATCCAATACTGCGGAAAATGTATTTCTTCTCCGTTCATAAACACTACACCGTATTTATATATGAATGCTATATCTTCTTCGTCTACTCCTATTTGACCATCAGGTTTTATTTTAAATATACTCATGTTACTTATCTATGAAAAGAAATAATCACTATCGGCTATTCCTTTTATATCTAGACCTCCTAATTTATAATTGTAGTTAAACTTTTCAGGCTCAAGCAATAGCATATCAGCTATGTGCTTATAGAAATCATCATGATCGTACATTTTAATGAATACTTCTTTAGTTAAACCTAATAAGCTAGCTACATCACAAGCGTGAGTAGAAAATGAGTCATGAATAGCAGCAAAGTCTCCGTCCCAATGATGGATAATCAGAGCCATATGAGCTGCGTCCATACTATGAATAAAGTTTGGACTTATACCTGAGGCAAAGCCACCTGGACTAGGTATCTTTTTACCGTATACCAGCCGGTGTTCCTTGCCTACGTGCTGGATCCTCATATCAGAGATCCAACTCTTCCACTTGACATCTTCCATTACGTAGTTTTCGTACCGTACTGGAAAGCCAGATGGTGTTACCCAATCGACTACCGGCTCTTTGAGCTCAGCAATAATATGATTTGCTATTGACTGCAGGTAGCTCATGGTCTCTAAAGGACCCGGGCATACCTCATCTATAGCTCTTATGAGCTGAAATGCTAGGTCGTTGCAGTCAGACATAGTAATATTGTACTTACTATGGAATCCTTCGGCATAACAGTCAGCATACATGTTCAAAGCTATGGCTAGGTGGCCCGCAGAGTACGCTCTAGTCATCGCTCCGCGCTTCGATATACCTTTCCTTATGTGTTTCATAGGCATGTCTCTCTGCGCGAACCACTCAGGCACGCGAGCTATCAATGCTTTAGCTGTTTGCACATAAAAGTCCTTAGGTATATCGGTTTTAACCAAGCCGACTAGCTCTCCAGCATTTTTGTCCTTAGATATAGCAGCTAAGTGCTGCCAACCGTTATTAGAACCATCAATAGGAACAGGAAGATCGATGTAGTATACACCATCTTCAGACTCTTGATCCCATAGCTTACACCACGCCTTACAACAGGCAAGAAAGCCTACAGGTTTTTCAGCTTTCTCATGGATAGTTCGATTAACCCACGTATTTCTGATGAAATCTTCGTTATTAAGAACCCATTTAACTCGATCATCAATGGTCATCTTGTCTACAGAAATATCTGTAAGACCTTCATCTTCTAACGCTGATTTATAATCGGCTTCACACCACTCCGGTATATTATCGATTGAATACGATTGATTATAAGAACACGCTGTATGTACAGCAAAGTAATATAATCCTTCTTCAGTCATTGGTTTTGCTTGAGCAAACTTCAATAGACCTCGCTCCATATCTTTACCTTGATAATTTAGATATGATTCACGATAATACAATCTCCCCCTATAATCTGCATCGACATATTGAAAGAAGACTTTATATTTCAAAGCCTCTGCCTTTTGGACAGTCATATTATACGCATCGAATTTACTTCGATTCTTAAGCAATACTAGCTTAGCATTCCAATGAGTAGCCGCTTCATCGTACTTAGCTTGAGCTCGTACCAATGGTTTCTTGTTAGGCTTATTACGTAATTTGTTAGTTAACCTCCTTAACTCACCGTAATATTTCTTTTCAAGAGACTTATTGCCTAACTCTGGTTTGAATACAACTCCATTCCAATATAAGTCTTTGCCTTCTAACTCTTTGTTGTTACCGAAGATACAGTATCGATAGTTCTTACCTGTTTCATCAGCAACTTTAAGAGTTTCAGCTACAAACTTTCGCTTGTTCTTCTTTACTGCTTCAAGTATATCAATATCGATAGTCCAAGCTGTACGTTGTAGCTTATTTATAGCATCAATGAATGGCTGATCAAGTAATAACTTGAAGTCATGATCCTTATCGTATCCCCAATGCTTAATCACTGGGAATCCGTTGTCTTGAAACAGTCTGCTTATACGCTTAATCTTCTTAAACGAAGTGTTTTGTATAAGCTCGTTAACCACCTGGTCAGGTAGTGATCCTATGTTTAGCCACTTATCAGATGTCTCAATCATATATGGTGCACGGCTGTAAGGTTTCTTACCAACCGGGTTTGCTTCCCATTTGATTTGAGCTTCTGTAGGTGCCCTCACTATTTTAATATATCCACACTCATAGAAAGCTTCAAGGATTAGGTCGCCGACTGTTACATCGGCTCTAAATCCTAACTCAACTCCCTTTTGTAGCAACACGTTCTTACCAATAGCTACTGAAGCTGCTGTAAGTTTACATGTTGCTGACTCAGAGGTTGAAGTCTTTCTGAAATGGTATTGAAGTATGGTTAATGCATCATACACAATTCTCTTTGGTTCCAGCTTGTGTTCGTTCACCAGCCGTACTGCCCACCTCTGAGGTGTATTGATAATTTTCTGCTCTAAATACTCTATTACATTCTGCATCTTCTCTCCTAGTTTTGCGGAATGGGTTATGAGTGACATTAAATAAGTCGGACCCACGCCTTAAGCAACATTTAATTTCATGAGATTCTACTACAGTAGCTTCTTTATCAGTCATTTGACCGCCTTTGATAACTACTATATCTTGAATCGTATGACTACCTAGTTTATCTAATAACCAAACGTGGTGATCGTAACTACGGTTAGTTATTTGATATGCTCTATGTAAGGTACCTTTACCTACATATATTACGTTATCACTATCAGGATCTTTATGGAAGTAAACGCAATACATATCTTCAGGGTACCTCACTACTTCATTAGTGTTTTCCCTAATCTCTATCTTGCGCAACTTCCACTCCATTATCTTGTAGTAATTCTAAAGCGTAGTTCTGAGTTATACGTACACCATCAACCTCTTTTAGATAAGGCCATTTGTATACTACTCGCTTAATACCTGATTGCAGGATAAGCTTTGTACACTCTGAACATGGAGCTACTGTTAGGTATAATGTAGCTCCTTCAGATGAAGAGGTAGACGCAGCCAACTTAGCAATAGCATTTGTTTCTGCGTGTATAACCTCCCATTTAGTGGTAGCATCGTGGTTACGGGTTTCATTATCCATACCATGAGGTGTACCGTTCCACCCGTAGCTAAGGATATTATTACCCTTAGCTATTAGTGCACCAACTTTATATAGTCTATCTCGAGATCTTTCCGATACTATCTGAGCTATCTCAAGATACATTTTATCGTTTTTAGATAATGTCAAAGCCTGACTCTCCTTTCTGTAATCTACCGGTTTGAGTATCATATATACTAAACCCGGCAGGTCCAGTAAGACCTGTGAATCTAGATTTTAATACAGTAAACCCTATTCTGTTACGTTCTTCTGCAGTATCTGCAACTAGGTTTCTGCAGAAAGCTACAATATCAAATGATATTTGTTTGATACTACCACTGCCTTTGATGTCGTCAATAGAAGCCATGTTGCCTTCTTCAAAAGCTTTACCGTCTCCTGCTTTACGCAAGTGACTTACAATACCTAGCCAGATGTTATGCTTCTTAACTATTTTAAGTAGATCAGACATAACTTTATCGACTGCTGCATTACCTGTTAGGCCATCGTTACCTTCAGACACAGCAATAGTTATATGATCTAAGAATAAATACTTGCATCCCATAAGAGCCATGTACTCTATCTTATCTATTAAAGAACTATCTTCAACAGAACCTTGGTGATCTAATAAGACAAGGCGTTCGTCCTTAAATACTTTCTCAAAGCCTTGTCTCATTTCGGTTTTAGATACCGGGAGATCTCCACCAATTCGTTTATTGATACTCATACCAATAAGCTTTTCAGCTGTATCTCCTACACTTTCTTCAAGAGATATTAAACCTACTCTTTCCGACGTAGTAGATAGCAAATGCCATATAACCTCTTTGATTACAGTAGATTTACCTGAGCCAGTACCACTAGTGAATAGGGTTATCTCACCGTGTCTCATGCCTTTAAGCTTTTCATTGAGACCATTTAGACAATCAGGATAAGGGATAGACTGAGTTGTCTGTCTCTCCATGAACTTATCCCATACCTTTTCACCGGTTAGAATACCAGCTGGGTTATACTTATGAGCACCCCATATAGCATTGGTTACTGCTTTGGACCCTTTAGTTGCGTATAAATCACAGGCATCTTTATCTTCTGTCTCGATAACTTTTACTTTATCGAAACCTATTATCTTAGCTGCTTGCTTTATAGCTGCTTGACCTGCTTCATCATTATCAAACCATAGAATTACTTCATCGAATCTTCGAAGCCAATCTCTATTTTCTAGTAATAAGCTTAATTGATTAGCAGAAGGTATAGATACTACAGGATATATAGTATTCTTAGTATCAATCATGGCTTGAGCTACAGCTAATGTATCAAGCTCACCTTCAGTTATCACAAGCATCTTACCACTGTTAAATCTTTGTTGACCAAACAGTTTCTTTGGTTTACCTATTAACCTAAAGTCTTTAGGTAATATTCTTACTTTATAGCAGTCATCTCCATAAGGATAGAAATGAGCAGGATTATTATTATATTGGTGCGTCTTTACACCAAAGAAACTAGTTACATTCGCCGATATATTTCTACTAGTAATACCAAGACTAGGATACCTATGAATATCGGCGATGTCAGGTTGTCCATTGCTGTTTGTATTGGTGGCTGGTTTATCATTACTCGTTACTCCTTCTACTCCTTCAGTGTACTTTTTACATGAAAAACAATACGTATGATTATCACTTGGATCGTGTAACAATCCATCTGAGCTACCACAATCTGGGCATTCATATCTACTATTGTCTATTAATTTCTTCAACATTTATCTCCAATCTTTCTTCGCCTTTCTTTACAAGGTTCTTGTATGCGGCGATCTCATAACAATATTTATCATTCCAATCGAAAACCTTTTGGATAGCATCTAATGTCGGCTTAAGTATATTATCGAGATCAGATGCGCGGTTACTAAAGAATACTTTAAAGGTTATCTTGATGTCGGCAGTCTTTTCAAACTGCCAACTCAATTCACTTGTAGCTTCTGTGAAACGTTCAAGAAACTCTTTGTATTCCTTCGTTGGATACGTCTGCGTGAAGTTCCTTCCGTCCTTCGTCCTTATCGCTCGTATCCCTTCCATTCGGTTTGCTGACATTGGTTTTCCTGGTATAACGATCTTCATAGTTCCACTCCTCTAAATCCCAAGTTCGTTTCATATAAATCAGGTTACCAACCATATTAAGTTGCTTCTCCCAGCCTCTACCATATAGTCTTTTCCATACGTCTACTACAGTATCCATACGATTATCATATGTAGTATCGGCTAAAGCTTTCTCAGCAGTCTTAACACCAAAGCCTTTCTTTACTTTAGGTATATCATCTCCTGAGTCTCCAATAAGAAGTTGGATACAGAAATTCATATCAGCTTGTTCGTCATCGACGAAGTACACTTCCTTCTTATTGTAGTTATAATGGTTACCAGGTATTTGATTTATGTCTTTATCAATATGCCCGATAACGAAGTCTTCTTCAGCAGCGCGTGCTTCATAAGACCATATAGATACTAGATCGTCTGCTTCCATACCATGTGAAGGCACAGCTTGCCACTTATCTAGTAAATAGTTATAAGAATCGTTAAGCTTTTTCTTTAGATCCTCATCCAGCTTATCTTTACGAGAAGCTTTATAGCCTGGATACACTGAGTATCTAAAGTTATCTTTGCCTTTTACAGCAATATAAGTTTCATCAGCAAAACAATCTGCAATAGAATCTTCGATTATTTTACGTGTTACTACTCTAGTATCATATTTAGTATCTTGAGTACAAGCAGCTTTAAACATAATACTATCAGCGTCTATAAATAGTTTCATCTTTTATCCCTTTACTTTTATCTCGTTTACGATTGTATTTCTTCTTATTAGGAACA